CTACCCTCATTACCCTTAGATTCTTCTAACGAAGGATATACAGTAGACATGAGCCATTCTTTAATTTCTGTTCTTCTTACCTTTGTTTTCGTATTTAATTCAGATTCAAAGTCATCTAGAATAATACGTGTATAACGGGTAGATATCTGAGCACGACCACGAAGTCTCTGATTCGTGCCTTTTGCTATAACTCTATCGCCCTTGACTGTTTCAATCTCTTTCTCAGTCCACTTCTTACCTTCGATACTACCAAAATAGTAGTTTAAATAAGGATTAAACTCAATATGATGTCTAATATACTTTAGATGATCTATGGCCTGCCCCTGCTCTTCAGACACCCATGCGGCAAACTCTATCTTATCATCAGGATTGAAATATAATTTATATAATAAAGCGGCTTTTGCAAGTGTAGACTTAGTATGCCCTCTAGGGAGAACAACACAAAGCTTTCTAATCTTATCATTTAATAACGCATCACCCACCTCATAATGAAATGGAGCTGGTTTCGACTTGTTAAAGTCATCAGGAAGAAATAGCTGACCAAAGTTTATGAGATTCTGAGATGCTATATATAAAACTTCATCCTTGCTAGAAGCTTTCGAAGCAACATTCGCTATGTCTATCGCTTTTTCTTCTTGTGTCTGTTTTGCTTTTGTTTCTTCTTCCAACGATGTCTCTTAATCTTCTTTCGTCTTTTCTTCAGTACGCTTGACATTTTTCTCCAAATATTTCATTAACTTTTTATCATCCTTTCTCATTTCTATGTAATGAGAAAAAATAAACTCCATAGATGCTATTCTCTGTGTAATAATTTGCATATCACCAACAATGCCTTTTAAAGCTCTTATTATGTCATGCTTACTTATTGATCTTTTTCTTTTCAACTTCCCAGTCACCTCCAGATAATTCTTCATATTCGCCTATATCGCCACCTTCATAGACAAATGCATTGAATGTCTTTTTATTTCTGAATAGAGTAACAGGGACTGAAACTCTCTTATATAGACCATTGTGAATATTCTCGTATTTATCAATCTCTTTAAGCTCATCATTAGAGATTCTCATCACTTCTACTATTACTCTTCCATCACCTTTTAAGATAGCAGGAAACCAAGCACCCTTAGGGCGAACAAGTTTATAGTCATTAATGAACCCTTTTTGACCGAATCCAGTTCTAAGAGTCCCGTATACAGCTAAAGTATTATTTCTTCCCGCCTTATATGACATTATGCTATCCCCACTTGAGTTGAACCAAACTTGCCTAATTCTAATATTTCATCATCTATCCCATATATAGTATGACAATGTCTACATAGCCACGCTACCTGAATAGCCATAGGGCCAAAAAGAGGTTTTGTATCCTCTGAAGTCAAAGTCTTCTCACAAGCCAAACATCTATCAAGTTTAGTCTTCTGAAATTTCGGCCTCAATTCTTCCGACATTCTTTGCATCCTTCATTGCCTCCAGTTGATCTCTTGAAAAACCTTGAAATACCGTAAGGGACTCAGTTTTATTAGACTCCTTAGGAAACATATTTCTTATTTCCATAAGCATTCTTATAGCTCTTACCCTATCCGCATCTTTACTACCTTCTTCAACCACGTCTTTTGCAGCCGCCAGAAGATAATCTTCCGTTATTCCCAGATCGTCCATTGTCTTCTTTATCTCGCTTGACACAATATTTTTAACCCTTTTTGTTTTTAATAGTCTTTTAGACCATATGTTAGCATATTCTCTACTATTAGATGAAAATGCTTTTATATAAGCATCAGTGGGATTCATACCCGTAGCAACGTATTTTGCGAATATCCACTCTCTTTGATTAGCTTTCTCTCTTTTTAGTCGTATATCTGCACCATACTCATCACCAGATAAGGAATATATATTCTTGGGAGGATCTCCAGACATATCGTCTTTTAAGAAATGGGTACCCATAAGACAGCGAATATATGGTTTATTCTTCATTTCGCCCTTTTTTAGTATCTGACATATCTTTCCGTCGTCCGATGTTACCCAATCGCCCTCATCACCCTCCTTCCAGTGTTTAACTGGATGACCCTGATAAAGGCGAAACTCCTTATAATCCTCGTATAATATATATTCCTTCCCTTTTATGGTCTTTTTAAACATTTTACCATTCCCGTCCTTATATTACTTTATCTCCTTTCCTCTCCCTCCAGGTAAAATGCTGACTGTATTATATTGGATTTACAGTGGGAGGACAAAATGATTCTATCCTCTTATGCATTTTCTCCAATATCTTTACATCTTCTATATTATGCTTATAAACCTTTTTTAATGACTTTTCATCGCCATACATGGCTTCTCTCCATAATCTTGGTTCTACAGGCGTTTTTCCTTTTATGCCAAGAAATTGACATACTGTAGCTAATTTGTTGTTATGAAGCTTTAATTTGCTTCTGACCATATAATAGAGGTCTTTATGACTAATTTCTCTATATACGGGGAAACGAATGTCGTGATCAAGACATCTTGTACGAATAAACGGAATATCGAAGTTGGTACCGTAATATGTGAATAAGAGGTCATAATCGTTCATTGCCTCCATAAGTAGCTCTACCAACTTCCCATCGTACACTCCATCAAGAATATCTTGCTTTTCTATTATAGCACCCTTGATTTCGTTCTTGTCTCGTGATTTGATAGCCCACGAGAGCATTATACCAATACTCGCTTTAAGATTAGATGTTTCTATATCTAGATACCCCAATCTTAGTTCCTTGCCCGTTTTGTATCTTTTGGGCTTCCTCAGCCCCATATTGTCAATTTTTCTGACAACTGACGTATATGTACGATTATATCCTAAGTTTGATATCTCGTTATATAATACATATGAGGATTTCGCAGTATTCTCGTATTGAAGCAGTATTTCTACTTCGTCTTCACTCCATCGCTTTTTTTGCATCTCCAGCTCCTTTTCTTTGATATAGAACTATCTTATCGGTTTTTCTTGCTATATTAGTCGCCCCATCGTCTCTTATAAGACCTAGAAGAATATATTCATCTCCCTTGTGCTTTTCAACGTCTGCAAACACTGTATGTCTTAATTTGCAATCGCAACACCAAAGATGAAACATTCCACCAGGGCGTATCATTACTGCCTCTGGATCGAAGTTGCGTATACTAAAGTTGTTCATATTCCTCCACCATGTCTAAAGTTAATGCATATCCAGCAATATCCACTCTATTGTCTCTTTTTGGTCGATTTGTCTCTCTAGACAATTTTACAGCTATCATAAATTTAGCAACATCAGAAGCAGAAAACTCTACATCCTTCAAAACAGTCCATAATCTAGCAGTTCTAGAGAAATCTACTATGGGATGACCATAATTCTTACCTCTATCACCTTTTACGAGAGATTCAGCCTTTTGAAGTATAGACTCTTCAGTATCAACTATGGAAAACTTCATACTATATGGTTCCAATCTCTTAAATCTTTGAAATAGTAGAATATTGGGATCTCATATGTAGCGGCAAGCCAGTGTTCAGCCTTTGCCCCTTCAGATTTCTTCCAATTATCGAGCATAAAGACAGCATCACACTTCTTTACGATGGAAAAGTAGCCTTCCAAGAACTCGTCTTGCGAAAGAATACCATTCCAGTTCTTAGTATTGAGATGAGGGCAGATTGCAGCCATCCCATTTCTCCATATTCTCTTAGAAATACGCTCAGCCTTGTCAATATTGCTATTTATTGACTTTTTATTCTGATCCGTGTATTTCCCAGCTATGTATATCACTTTCATCTTCTGATTCCTCTTGCTCCTCTTCATAATCTTCGAACTCTCTAGCCATTTTCTGAAAATCTTCCAATTTCTTGCCAATACTGCCATTTAAATCGTCTACTAAATCTCTCATTTTACCCCCGGAAGTACAATATTCTTAAAATATGGGCAATCCTTAGTCTCACACTCTTTATTGTGATATTCCTCATCTATCCAGTAAATCAACCGCCCATCCTCGTCTCTTCTAAAGAAGAAGCCACCACAGATACCAGCTCTTTCTGACTTTCCGTAGTTTGCACAGTGCTTTTTTGCGATAACTTTCTCATTCACTAAGCGAATATATGGAATAAATAAGTAAGATACAATGTCTTTTGACCATTTTTATGGGAAATATGAGTTTTTATGGAAAATGACCATTTTTTACTTGTTTATTTTATCAGGTATCCTTATCTTATAAAGCGGAAAGCGAACAAATCTCTATTTAATATATATATAATTTATATTTATCTTTCAATACAATTTAAATCTAAATTGAAGATAAAATCCAGAATTTTCCCAAAATTTTAGAGAAAATGGAAAACGAAATTCCACCAAAAATAACGCAAAATATACAAAATAACGGATAATTTGAGATTTTTGTGTGTCCTTCTCTCATCACCCGTGCTCCCCGTTCGTGGAT